ATGTTGTCTTCTAGAGACTCTGTTGAAAGCTCCCAGTCCATGCGAAGTTTCTTAGTTGTTAAAGAGATCTTTGAGAAAGTTACTGCGTTATTAGCTGCAGTATCATCTGCCTCAGTAGCAAGCTTCATAAGCTTCTCGCCAACTGACATACGATCAATTTCTGTTGTATCTGCTTTCATTCTAACTGTACGTGCGACTTTTCCAATTACGGTTGCGTCGAATATATAGTCTAAAAAGCGAGCTGATTGTTCTGGATTTAACAGACCACCGTTACCAGTTTCTGACTGACGGTGTACTCCTGTTCCACCTGTAGTGGATGCAAAAGTTCCTGTTGCTGTGGTATTTGCTGCCACTGCCTTTTCTAATGTTTCATTGCTCATTTATATTTCACCTACCCTTTAGTTAAATAGTTCGTTTACGGAACCGAGGAAAGAACCGTTCCATTTTGATTTTTTTATTACTACTTCCTGAGACCCGCCAAGGTCTGAGGACTTCTTAATTGCAGTCTCTGATTCTACTGCATCGACACGCTTTTCTACACCATCAATCGTGTTCTTGATGTTTTGTACAGCGCTTGAAAGTGCTGTGTGTTGTTCTGCTAACTCTGAGATTCGGCTATCTACGCTCTTGCTGAACGATTCAACAGTATCTTTGATTGTTGAAACTTGTGCTGCATTTGCTTCTGAAACCTTGCTCAGTGTCTCTGAGAAAAATCCTTTAAGGTCACCTAGCATTTTTGCAAAATCAGGTTCATCAACCATAACTTCTGATACGTCGGCTGCTTTTTCTAGAGTTTCGGCAGAAGCGTCTGCCGCTGCGTCTGCAACTGCTGGTGCCTCTTCAGCAACAACTGGTGCATCTTCTACTGCAGATACTACTACAGTCTCTTCAACTGCTGTGTTTTCTGTATTTTCTGACACTTCATTACCTCCTTCTACGTTTGCCTGTTTTGCAATTGTTTGTCTTTCAGGCAACGATAATCTTGATTCTAAAAATGAATCAAGAATTCTATTTATTTCTTTTCCTTTATTAATATCATTTGACTCTACCCATCCAATTAGCGTTGCTGGCTTTCCAGTCGCTGGAGATGTGTATGAAGAATCTTGTGACATAAATATGGTTTTAGTCTCTTCACAATAAAAAATATTTTCTGTTAGAACTTCTGTTGCAATTCCCTTAAACATTAATTGACCATTCATTTTTTGAATAGACAAGATATTGCATAATTCGTTTGCTGGAGAATCTACTACTGACAACTCCATCAAAGAGTATTCTTTAATAAATCTAACTGTCTGTCCTGTTGCTTTGTTAACTTCGTTTTCAGAATCTTTAATCTTTCCGCCAATTGAGAATCCTGCTAAAGTTCCGTCTAGAATCTTTTCCCATGTATCCTGTGCGCCTTTAGAGATATATGCATCTACATATACTCCGTTATAAAACTCTTTGGTTTCAGGGTTGTAAAAAGTCTCTGGTTTAAAAGAAACCATTTTGCCTACTGCATTTGATCCATGCATTTCACGGATATTGCCTCGGAAATTTTCAAAAGCTTTTAGGCTTGCTTCTGCGGTTACCACGTCATTGGTTTGATCAACATTGTCTAATGTTGCAAATCCAGAGACGGTCCTTTTTTCACGGTTGACCTTTGTAAATGGCACGGACAGTGTGATGTCGTCGCCAATAGATGACCAATGAGATTTTTCAATATTCATATGCTTAATTTTATCTTTTAAGATGTAAAAAGGCAAATAACTGGTTGCCTAATAATTAAGAAGTTGCTCTTCCCTCGCCTTTTGGATTTCTGGCCTCCCCTGAAATATCAGGTGTGTTAGAATCTCTGTCCTGAGTTCTCTGTCTAGTATTCAAAGCTTGGGCTGTTTGTTCCGCTTTATCCTGAGACTTCAAATCAACGACCTGATCTCCACCCTGTCTTGGGGACATTCCTCGTCTAATTCTTACCTCATTTGGGGTAATAACCTGCATCCTCAAATATCTCTCATCAATCTTAGACTGAGTATCTTCGTCTGTTAGGGTTAGCTCATTAAAGTGTAAAACTAATACATCTGTCTTTTCAGCAATTATTCTATTTAATTTCTTTTCCAAAATGTCCTGTGCTGGTCTACAGACCTGCTCTTTAAACATCTTGTCTGCATCTCTGGCTGAGGATAGGCTTACTCCTTCTGGAACTCCAATTTTATTTATTGGAACTCTGTGAGACAAAAGAATTTCATCACGATTTGATTTTCTGTAAGTGTTGAAAGAAGAGTCTTGAATGTTTGCTTCAACTGGCTCCATCTTAAACTCTACCTTTGAATCAGAAGAATCTGGTGGTAGAGGAACATAAAGAGATCTATGATTCTTTCCCTTTAATCCTACCTGGAAAAATTCAAGTAACTTTCTCTCTGACTCAGGAGATAGTTTTGCTCCCTTAACTGTAATAATATATCTTGGAACAGCTTTGTTTTCAAAGTAATCTAGGTTATACTTTCCTGCAAACTCGTTTCCTGCCATCGCATTTTGAGAAGCAACAATATCTGGGATTCCATAATAGTTGTTCATAGGGGTATACTTCTTAAAATGAATAATTTCGTTTGGACGATCTGCATCTCCAGCAATTGGATTCTCTGTTTCTTGATCTCCAAAGTTTCTAAAGAATACAGCCTTTCCGTAAAGCAATTGAATAAAGCCGTCTCTTAGTCTACGGACTCTCATTGTCTTTGATGGGATATGTCCAATATATCCAATGTTTCCGCTTGTTGTTCTACCGATTTCTAGGAAGCCGTTTCCTGATGCTTCTAGATCTGTGTATACCTTTACTAAGGTCTCTACAAAAGTTTCTTCCTCATTTACTTCTTCTAGCCAAATCTCTAGTTGTTGTCTTATTCTATCCATTTTTCTTCGTGCACGGTTTAATTGTGTCTCGTCTGAAATGTTATCTAAAGCCTCTATTGCTTTTCTGCTTTCTACAAATGAGTAGCCTAGTCCTACGATATTTGCAACCTTAGCATTAATCGCTGCGTAGTTGTATGGAGATATTTCATAAATTGTTGAAAGGTATTCTAAATTATATGTTGGCTCAACAAGGTCAAATAATGCGTATCCAGTTACAGCCTGTTGTAGTAAGTTTTGTTGTGTTGCAGTTCCGTCTATTCCAGAAAGTCTTTTTTGAAATTCTCTAGAAACCTTACGTTTAAAAGCTGGGCTTAGACCACTAATCTTTTTTAAATCTTCACCCTCTACTTTGAATGGATCTGTTTGAATTACTACTGGCTGGCTAAAGTTAAAAAGATCAGAGGAGTTTGATATAGAGACTTCGTTGTTAAATGTATTATCTTCTTCTACGTGTTCCATTATCTACCACTCTCTCTTTTTAAAGACTTCATTTCATCCTTATAGCTTCCGATATCAAAAGGATCTGGGACTAGGCCCCATTTAAGTCTTTGTTCTTGTTCTGCAAATTCTTCGTCATTAATCTTTCGTCTGGCCGAAAGAAACTTAGGCTGTCCCTCGTAAATACCGTACGAGCTAACCTCACGAGCCAAAGCATCGATTCTGGATCTATTTCCTTTTTTGGACGTGACCGAAAGAAAGTTACCATCATCGTCTCCAATCCATCTGCCATCTGGCATTTCCCAAACGTATATCCCTAAAATGGAATCTTCTATAACTTCTTTTTTAATGTTCTTAATATCCATAGTATTTTATTTTACCATTATTTCCTGTTTAAGTCCAGCTTTTTGTCACGGGTTGTGACACAATTATATACTTTCTACCACGGTCCAGTCATAATTATAGTAGTTAAACGAGTTTTCTGTCATAGAGGCTAACGAATTAGATACTACCTGAGGGGATGTTCCCTTATATAGGGATAGGTGCTCTATGGATTTATTGAGCGTAAACTCATAATCGTATATGGCTATATTCTGATAAAGAGCCTCAATTGCTCCCGCTGAAGAATGGTTTATCTTAATATCTCCAGATATTGGGCTAGTAAAGGTAATTACTACATGGTAAAGGTGATCTTTGGTGAATAAGTTATTGATATCCGTCTCTGTGCTTTTATCTACTCCATTTACATAGATCTTGCTTATATTGGTTTTGGCTATAACGTTTGATGACCAAGATAGGTTAGAGGCAGAATATCCTGATCCCGCTGCTGAGTTAACTATTCCTCCATTGCCTAATGTAGATGGGGTATAGAAAAACTCTAAAGTTTTAACAAGCATGGTGGTGCTTAACTTAAACCCAGATCCTGCTTTTACGGAGACTCCATTTCTAGCATCTCTAGAAAGAATCTCATAGGTATTGTTGCTTAGGCCAATGTCTTTTACAGAAACTCCGCTAACACCCTCAAGTGTTGAGATGTACGAAGAAGAGTTATTTGAATAGAATCTTTGATTATTATAGAAGCTTATTGATAGGCCAGAAAGTTTTGGCAAGTACTTGCTATCGTCTGTAGTGGTCATAACGATTCTGATATAAAGATTTCTGGATGTGCTAAAAGAAGACAGGGAGTATTGAGGAACTGGCTGTCCATTTATACAAGATACGTAGTTTGTTCCGTCTATACTAGTTAGAACTGATACCCCGTTATCCCCGTCCCATTCAATTCTTGATGAATCCATTTCTGGTCCAGTTGGTATTGTAAAGAAATCATTTATTGTTACTGTTTTTGACACGCCCGTACCTTGAGCAATCTTTATAGAAAAATCTTCAGTATCGTAGAATAAGTCATTGCTTAAAAAGTTTTCCCAGGACTTATCTGCTGGGTATGAATAAGAATATTTTGTTGTTATAGCATCATCAAATGCTTCAAATAACTGACCTGAGTCTGGATATACAATTTCAGAAGAGTCTATTGAATGTCCTAAGTCGTAGTGAGATTGAATGTTTTCTGCTGACAGAGCATATCTATATAAAGCAACGCAGTTTATGAGCATGTAGTCTTGTGAAGTGTTTACTGGTCCTGAGGCTAAAACTACTTCTGTGTTTGTAAAGACATTTCCCGATAAAGATTTTTCCGCCTGTAATTCTCCGTCTATAAACAAATAAGCATTCTGGCCAGTGTAGGTAGCGACTATGTGCATTGACTTTCTTTTATATGGAATAGTCCAGGAAATCTGTTGAGTATCTAGTTTAAATACAATGTTACCTTTATCATAGAACAGCCCAATATCATTAGTTGAGTCTCCAACTATTGGAATCAAAGAAGTAGAAGTTGTATTTATATTCACCCAGCATTCTATACTAAAATCGTTATCATAGGAATTTAAGTTTGCAAATCCTGCGCTTGGGTTAGTTCCTGAGTAATCATTTAATACTGGATAGATAATTGTTGCTACCCCAGATAATTTTCTAGATTGAGAAAAACCAGAAACTAGTGGTAAGAATCCAGAGTATATTGTTCCCAGGTATATCCCGTTATTTTGAGATCCAGATATATCTGCAATAGTAGCTCCGCTTAATTCGGCATAATTATCAAACCCATTTAGGGTTGCTGTGTAGTTAGCATAGTTAGATAAAAGTTGTTGAAAAGTTAAAACTCCGCCACTAACAACAGATTCCGCTGGCCAAAAGGCAAGCGGATAATCTGATAATATTTTATATTTATAGGACACTTTACAGTGCTGCTATTTGAGTTTGTTTTTCAGAAATTGATGTTGCTAGGTCAGACAATCTTTCTGCATCTGGTGCAGATTTAGCATTTTCTACTAGAACTTCAACTTCTAAGGCGTACATCTGATATTCGAGTGATCGAATAGACGCTTGCCTAATAGCTGCCTTTTCGTCATTTGTTAACTGTGTATATGTTGGCATGGTTCCTCCTTTTTATATTATAGCATTTAGCTTTGATTATTCAAAGCCTGAACTTCTGATAGTAAAACTTCTTTTTCGTTTAGGATACTGTCTAAAACAGACTGTCTTGTAGGCTTGCCTTCAGCGTCTGCGTTTGGATACTCTGCAACATTTTCAGATAAAATATCTATATGAACCTGTAGGTTAGTTATTCTATTGTTTAAAAAGTTTATTTTTTCCTGTGTATCTATGCCCATGATGAAAACGCCGTTCCAGAATTTCCAGCACTGTTAAGTGCATATAAGTAAAACTGTCCCCAGAGACCATTTGCCGTGCTCATTGCTATACGGCCAGTGGTATTTCCCGTAGTAAATCCATTTGTTGATGCAGTTGTTCCCCCACCATTTGAGTTAGACTGATATAGTGTCCAATAATAAGTTATTGGAGCAGTTCCAGTAGAAGAATTCCAAGTAAGTGTCCATCCAGGTCCGCCAGAGTTTGAATAGGTGTTAGTTAATCCTGTTGGTGTTGAAGGAGCAACTGCTGGGGCTGTAACAGTTACGGATGTTTGACTAGTTCTTTGTGGGTTTGTTCCAGAAGCAGAACCAGATATACTCCCGCCAGCGGTACTCCCACTTTTTGAAGTTACTGAAACTGTAATTGATGATGTAGTTCCTGGATATATATCGTAAGAAGTTGATGTAGTGTTTGCGCTTCCTGAAGCACCACCGCTCCAAGCAACATCGTATGAAGTAGCTCCAGATACTGCTGACCAACTAACCGATATTTTAGGATTAGTATTAGTTGCAAATATGTATATAGTCACTGTACCAGCACCCCATGTTTGTAAACTTTGAAATGTTTGTGATGAACTATACCAAATACCTCCTGGAGACCAAACTTGTCCAGACGAAGGTTGTGTTCCAGTACTTCCTGCAGCACCAGCGTAATAAGTTGCATTAGACGATGCGCTATGTGTTGCTGACCAACTATTTTGCCCACCAGAACCATAAACAGAAAAAGCCCCAGGAGTTGGTGTAGTATTAGTAACGGATAAACTTGACGGGGCTGGTAGAGAAACAGTAATGCTATTACTTGATGTAACTGGAGTGCTTCCTCTTTGATTTGTTGCAGTTACTTGACAGGTTATTGCATTTCCAGAATCACCGCTTACCGTTACATATGTATTTTGATTAGATCCAACATTTGTAACTCCACGCTTCCATTGATATGAATAAGATACAGGACTATAAGCATCTGTTGAGGTCCAAG